TCTTCTTCAACTTGTAGCTTATGGTGCCCAAGATGTTTATCTTACCGGCAACCCTCAGATCACTTTCTTCAAAGTAGTTTATCGTCGTCATACTAACTTTTCTATTGAGTCTATACAACAAACCTTTAACGGAAATGCTGGTAAAGGAAAACGTGTAACTTGTCAAATCTCCCGTAATGGTGATTTAGTTCATAAATTATATGTAGTTTTTACACACGATGCATCTATTACTGATGCTCGTAAATGCATTAAAAAAGTAGAAGTAGAAATTGGCGGTCAATTAATTGATCGTCAATATGGCGATTGGATGACAATCTGGAATGAACTTACTTTACCTGCAGGAAAGAAAAATGGATATGAAGAAATGATAGCTGAAACAAACGCATATGTTCCTCTTGAATTCTGGTTCTGCCGTAATATTGGTTTAGCATTACCACTTATTGCTCTACAATATCACGAAGTTAAAATCAATATTGAATTTGATGCTGATAATGATTTTACTGATGCCACCTTATGGGCTGATTACATCTTCTTAGATACTGATGAACGTCGTCGTTTTGCTCAATTATCTCACGAATATTTAATAGAACAAGTGCAATTTACTGGTGGTGAAAATTTAAGTTCTACCGATACTACTTTAAATGCCAAACTTTCATTTAATCATCCGGTTAAAGAACTTATATGGCAACGAAAAGCTGGAGCATCTTATAAATCAACTGGTAACGCAAAACTTATGCTTAACGGTAATGATCGTTTTGCTGAACGCAATGCTATGTATTTTACTCACGTTCAACCCTATCAACATCATACCAATATCCCACCACAAGATCAATATATCAATGTATATTCATTTGCATTAAAACCTGAAGAACATCAACCATCAGGAACTCTTAATATGTCTCGTATTGATACTGCACAACTTAAACTATCGTTTGCTGCAGATACTGAAGGTGAAGTCAAAATATACGCTCACTCCTACAACGTTCTCCGTATCCTCAGTGGTATGGGTGGTCTTGCGTATTCTAACTAAACTTACATCTAAAATTATTTTTATTTATAATATAAATCTAAAATTATTTTCTTAGCTTATATTAAAAATGGGTGGAGGTCTTCTTCAACTTGTAGCTTATGGTGCCCAAGATGTCTATCTTACCGGCAACCCTCAGATTACTTTCTTCAAAGTAGTTTATCGTCGTCATACTAACTTCTCTATTGAGTCTATACAACAAACCTTTAACGGAAGCCCTGGTCAGGGAAAACGTGTAACTTGCCAAATATCCCGTAATGGTGATTTAGTTCATAAATTATATGTTGTATTTACACATCCTCCAACTGATCATTTAGGTGATGCTCGTAAATGTATCAGTAAAGTAGAAGTAGAAATTGGTGGTCAATTAATTGACCGTCAATATGGCGATTGGATGGAAATCTGGAATGAACTTACTTTACCTGCAGGAAAGAAAGAAGGGTATGTTGAAATGATAAGAGCAGAGTCTAATGTTGTCGCTGCAACCAAAGCATATGTTCCTCTTGAATTCTGGTTCTGCCGTAATATTGGTCTAGCATTACCACTTATTGCTTTACAATATCACGAAGTTAAAATCAATATTGAATTTGATGGGACTCAAGAATTTGGAGATGCCACCTTATGGGCTGATTACATCTTCTTAGATACTGATGAACGTCGTCGTTTTGCTCAATTATCTCACGAATACCTTATAGAACAAGTGCAATTCACTGGAGGTGAAACAATCAATAGCTCTAATCTTTCTGCTAAATTATCTTTCAACCATCCCGTTAAAGAACTTATATGGCAAGGAACAAATTCAAGTGGAACAATTATAAAATTAGGAAACACTAAGCTTATGCTTAACGGTAATGATCGTTTTGCTGAACGTGATACTAAATATTTTACTCACGTTCAACCATATCAACATCATACTAATATCCCAGATAGCGATTGTAATATCAATGTATATTCTTTCGCATTAAAACCGGAAGAACATCAACCATCGGGAACTCTTAATATGTCTCGCATTGATACTGCTCAACTTAAAATATCTGATATTACACAAGGATCAGGTGAAGTCAAAATCTACGCTCACTCCTACAACGTCCTCCGTATCCTCAGCGGTATGGGTGGTCTTGCGTATTCTAACTAAATTATTACTTACTTACTTCTTTTTATTTACCATATTAGGATATCCTAATACGGCATTAACACCTAAAAACATTGAAATAATTGAACTAGTTAAAGCAGATTGAAAATAATAATTATTAAAGTTCATAAACTTAGACGTTATCCTATTTAATTTATTAACAATGTGTGAAGGATTACCAGTTATAACTGAATAGCATATCATAAAACTAGATATAAGTAAAGCATTTTCAATACCATTAATAAATATTTGTTCAATATTAGATTGTTTAGCAATAAGTATATTTTCATTAACATACCATGGTTTATCAGGTATTACAAAACAAATTTGAGGTTTTTTAACAAAAACAGAATTAAACAACATTATTCTAATTTAACTTTATATTCGTTAGTATTTTTAATATATACTAAATCATCATTTTTTATAGGTGTATCATCTATATATTTACCATCTTCTGTTCTAAGTTTAGTATATTTATTATTATATAAAGTCCAAGTATCATATTCGTTTTTATATAAAACAAGTGTAGGTTTATTTTCAGTAGATTCTAATTTACCAACAATAAACTTTTTCATCATATCTTTCATTTGAGCAGTTTCATCACCACGATATTTAATCATATAATACACCTGTTTAATATTGTATTTTTTTATTAAAAATAAATAAATAGTAATACCAACAACAGCTAAAATAACTATCGCAAAAAGTATGAGAAATATAATACCCCACGACATTTATATTAAATAAATATATATTTTTAAATAAATGGGAGGTGGATTATTACAATTAGTAGCCTATGGAGCTCAAGATGTTTATCTTACCGGAAATCCTCAGATTACTTTCTTTAAAGTAGTTTATCGTCGTCATACTAATTTTTCAATAGAATCTATACAACAAACTTTTAACGGAAATGCCATTTTAGGTAATCGTGTAACTTGTCAAATATCCCGTAATGGTGATCTAGTTCATAAATTATATTTAGAAATAAAAGCAGTAGCAGGATCAAATCCAATATATCTTCAACCTTTCTATGGTTATAGAATGATAAAACACGTGGAACTTGAGATAGGAGGACAACGTATTGATAAACAATATGGTGAATGGATGTATATTTGGAATGAACTTACAATGGATCAAGGTAAAAAAGAAGGATATTATGAAATGATTGGTGGTAATTCTCTAAATAAATCAGTTGAATTAAAAGACGAAAACGTGCAATTATATATTCCTCTTGAATTTTGGTTTTGTCGTAATGTTGGTTTAGCATTACCTTTAATAGCTCTTCAATACCACGAAGTTAAAGTTAATATAGAGTTTAATTCAATGGAAAATATCAGAGCAAAAAACCAAGCTGATGAACTTGCTTCAGATAACACGTGTAACATACAAATTAATAACAATGATTTTACATCATTTAGTGCTACATTATGGGCTGATTACATCTTTTTAGATACTGATGAACGTAAAAGATTTGCTCAATTATCGCACGAATATCTTATCGAACAATTGCAATTTACAGGAACAGAAAGTATAACAGCAAATACAGTAAAAGCATCACGTTTAAGTTTTAACCACCCTTGTAAAGAACTTGTATGGGTAGTAAGACCTGAACCAGCTACAGAAGGTTCTAATATCAACTGGAATAACTTTACAAATGCTGAAAACAATAATATAATTAAAGATAATCTAATAACAACAGCTAAACTTCAATTAAACGGAAATGATCGTTTTGCTGAAAGGGATGGAAAGTATTTTTCGTTAGTTCAACCTTATCAACATCACAATAATATACCAGTTAATCAAGGTATTAATGTATATTCATTTGCATTAAAACCTGAAGAACATCAACCATCAGGAACATTAAATATGTCGAGGATAGATACAGCACAATTACAAGTTAAAAGTAGTAAAGCAGGTGAATTATTTGTATATGCTGTAAATTACAATGTTTTACGTATATTAAGTGGAATGGGTGGATTAGCGTATTCTAACTAAAAACATAAAAATAATATTAAAACTTATATAGCAAAATTGAACTCTTGTTCATTGCCATTACATTCTGTTTCAACAACATTAACCCTATAACATTCTCCATCAAAATCGGAATAAAGATTATTGGAAAAAGGTGTAGGTGTTTTAACTATTTTTTCTTTGGTATTATTTGTAACAACAATGTAAATAATTCCAATAATAAATGCTAAAATAAAAGGTATAAATTGAAATTCAAAACTTGTATTAATCTTCATTTAATTCTTTTAACTCAAAATAATTTTTATAAGTATAAATATCAAATTCAGGTTTTTTAAAAGGATATAATGTTTTAAATAAATTAACTCGTTCAATATAATCGTTGGTATCAGAAGATTGTCTTAAATATTCTTCATATTGATCTTCATATTCTTTACGTTTAGATGATATATTTTTAATATATTTATCACGAAGATCAACTAACATATTTAATTCTTCTTGTTTATTAGTATTGAACATCATACAATGTTTTTTAAATTCAATAGGAGTGGATGTAAATAGTTTATACATTTTTATTTTCTATATTTATAATTTTCTCGAAAGAACTTTTAAATTGATTATCAATTGATTCAGCTCCATTCATTTTTCCTTCATATGTGTGTAAAGGCACATATTTAACAACTGTTTTTTGTTTCTTAACACTACTAATTTTATTTTCATAATAACCTTGAACTATAACTAATATACCAATAAATACTAATAATAAAATAACATTTTTCATATTTTCTTATTATAGATAAATATTATTTAATCTACATTGGTCATATCAATAGTTTCAACATTGTTGAAAGGATCTTTATCAGTAGCAACTTCTTCTTCTTCATCATCATTAATATCCATACCAAGCATAACAACATTGAGAACCTTTTTAGAAAAATCAACAGGTTTAATAATTTGATATCCGGAATACAATAAAGCACTATTGATAACAAGATCAAGAAGATCTCTCAATGAATTATATTCTTCAGTATCATTAATATTCTTAATTTTCTTAATAATAGGATGTAGAGGATTAATTTCCAACACTCTTTTATTTAACATAGCATTAGAACTATCAGTTTGTCCTAATGTTTGCGATTTAATAATCTTTTCCATATTAGCCGAAAAACCATTTTCAGGTGAAGATACTATACAAGGTAATTCAGATACTTTATTAGTAATTTTAACTTCACTAAAGGTGGTATAAAGACGTTTAATATAATCGCAAAGTGATTTATATTCTTCTTTTTGTTTTTTAATAAGTTCTTTATCAGCATCCGTTGTATTAGGTAATTCAATATCACCTTTAGTGATGCAAGTTAAAGTGCATTCTTTGTATTGCATAAGTCGTTGACACATATATTCATCAACTGGATCAGTCATAAACAGAACATCTAAACCATTTTTCTTAAACCTATCTAAGAATGGAGATGTTTTAAGTATATCCATATTATCACCTGCAATGTAATAAATATGTTTTTGATTTTCATTCATAGATGTAATATAATCGTCAAATGTGATCATCTTATCGGGTGAATTAGCCGAATAGAACATTAAAAGATCAGAAACCCTTTCACGATCACCGCTTTCTTCATAAACACCAAGTTTAATATTTTTTTGATATGTCTTATAGATTTTGAGATAATTATCCATATCATTCATAGCAGATTTTAACATATCAATGCTTTTCTTAACAACTGCTTTTTTAATAACTTTAATAACCTTATTCTCCTGTAATATTTCACGTGATACATTGAGAGGTAGATCATCAGTATCAACAACACCTGAAATGAAATGAAGCCATTCAGGACATAAAACCGCACTATTATCACTGACAAATACTTTACGAACATATAATTTAATATTATTTTGTTTTACACCTCTTTCAAATACATTATTCTTAATTTTTTTAGGTAAATACAAAATACCTTTATATTCTATTTGTCCTTCACCACTAATATGTTTATACGTATAAGGTTTTTCATTATCATTTGTTAAAGACTTATAAAAACCATAATAATCTTCTTCTTTTAGTTCATTGCTTGATCTAGTCCAAATAGGTTTATGTTCATTTACTAATTGAAATTCTTTAACAGTTTCAATAATTTTTTTCATCTTCTTAGGTTTTTCTTCAACATCTTCAATAGTAACATTATCAATATTAGATGAATCAACATTAGAAGTTCCATCAGTAACAGTTACATCTTCTTCTAATGATGCTTCTTCGTCTTCAACTTCTTTAGTTTCCTCACGTTTAATGAATACTTTTATAGGATAATTAATGTATTGTGAATGTTCTTTTACAATAGCTTTTAATTTATTAACATCAGTATATTTGTCTACAGCTTCGTCAGTTAATAAGCATTTAATAATAGTTCCTTGAGTAAGGTTATAATCAGGATGAATATGATCTTTAAGGTTATCTTCAGTAAGTTCTTCAATAACATATTGTCCTCCAGCATCTGAAGTCCATTTAAAATATCCAGAATCCGCTTTTTTAGTAATAATAGAAACTTCTTTAGCTACCAAAAAAGCAGAATAAAAACCAACACCAAATTGACCAATTAAATTGCTATCTTTAACTTTTTCCATAAATGCTTTAGTTCCTGAACTAGCAATTGTTCCTATATTTTTAATAAGTTCCTCTTTAGTCATACCAATACCAGTATCAATAATATGCAATTCTTTATTTTCTTTATTAGGTAAGAGTGTAATACAATTATCTACTTTATTGTCAGGTTTGTTAGTAATACAAAAGTGATTATATTTGTCAATACTATCACTAGAATTTGAAATAAGTTCTCTTAAGAATATATCCTTATTGGAATAAAAATTATTAATAATAAGTTTAAGTAGAGCTGAAATATCAGTATCAAATGAAAAGGTTTCAGTCATCTTTCTTAGTTGTATTTAAATGTTTTAATTAAGTTTTTATATAGTTTATAGTTTATAGTAAAAGAAAAAGAAAGAAATTCAGATTTTAGATATATGACATAATACTCAAAAATTCTTCTTAAAATTTAAACATTTTGAAGAAGATAATAATATAAAAAAATCAAGATATTGTATATGAATCATACAGACTTATTAGAATGTATAAAATATCTGTTGTAAAATTAGCAAAATGTATTACAGTAACTAGTATTTCAGGAACATACTAATATAAAACTTAATATATTACTTAAATAAATGAATATTAATTTTTTACACCATGTTCCAACTTTAACTGAATTTTATAAAGTAAGTTGGATATCACCTTTTAATGATAAATATAGTAGATATGTAGAACCAGGTATTACTGCAATAAATAAACTATATAAAAAAATAATTTATAAAAAGCAACCATATCTAGTATCAAATAAAACAAATGAAAAATTATTATATTTAAAAAAAGAATATATAAAATTAACAAATAGTGATTTTTATCTTACAAATGTTGATGAATATATTTCTAAATCTAAATTACAAAATATAAAATCAAAATCTCTTAACAATTTGCAATTAACTACAATATATTTATATCAATCTGATTTTTATTATAAATATTGGAATGAACAAAAAAGACAAATAACATTACGTAAGAAATCAACTATGCAACCAAATTATATATATTTAGAATTTTTAGCGAATTATGAATATTTTATACAAATTGCATCTCTTGATAATCATACAATAATTATTGCATTTAATGAAAATTCTTATAAAATAATAATATTTAAAAATGATGAAAAAAAAAAAATTTGTGATTCTATATATGCAATAAAATGGGCTATTAAAACTAAACGTAATTTTACTATTAACGACGAAGATATACTTAAATATATAGTAAAAGTAGTAGAGGATCAAAAATGTTATTTAGAGCGCTTTTATTATTACGCTGCTGATTTTAGTTTGCCAAAATTAAATAAATATAAAAATTTTAAAAAAGTTAGTACTAGCCAATCTGCAAAAAATATATGTAATATACCATCTAAATTTGTAGATGCTTTTGATTATTATAATAATGATGGTGATAAATATATTACTGCTAAAAATGAACTAGCGAGATATATATATAATAAAAGTAAAAAACAACCATCTATAACACATTACAAATTTGCCAATAATGAAATATTTGAACCTGATTCAAAGGTAGTATTTTATAGAGGTATGAACATACCTAAAAAAGAAAATATCAATATATTTCATAAAAGAGAATTTATATCAATAACACGAAATAAAATTGTAGCAATGGGGTTTATGGATATAGGATTATCAGCAGAAAATTCACATATATTATATGAAATAACTTTGGAAAAAGGAGTTCCATATATAGATTTTAAGATTTTAGGTCAAAATACATTATATTTTGAAGACGAATTATTATTATTTACAACTCCTTGTGCATTTAGATATGAAGAACCTATACCAACAAATACAGGTGTAGGTGTGTATTATATTTGTGAAGTGTCTATATCTGTAAATGAACTTATACAATATAAATTTAAAAACATACCTGATATAAAAAGATTTAAAGAATTACAACTTGATGATTCACTTTTATCAGAAAATAAATCAAGCTCATCATTTAATATTTCTTCATCATCATCAAGTATAAATTCACAATATGAATCACTAAATAATGTTCCTCTACAATCTACTAACCAAAAATTAAATACAGAATATGAAAAAACCAATGTAATACTAGAACATACTATAAATAAAGAACGACATATAATATATAAAAGAATAGATATAAATGATGAATCTGTGTATATAGATATTAATAATGTATATTATGAAGTTAGTGGTAAAATTACGGATGAAAATAAAAAAACTATCAATAAAAAAATAACTTATAAAAATATAGCAGATATACTTAATGAGTTATTTTTTCAAAATAAGAATTACTTTGTTTATCTTAATAAATATTCTGCTCTTTGTAAAAAACTTAAATTAGTTAAATTTATGATAAAAGAGACAGAAACAGAAGCAACAAGAAAAATGGAAACAATAAAAGAAGAAATGAAAACAATAAAAGAAGCAGAAACAGAAAGAGAAATAGAAGCAAGAAGAGCAGAAGAAGAAACAGAAAGAGAAATAGAAGCAAGAAGAGCAGAAGCAGAAACAGAAAGAGAAATAGAAACAAGAAGAGAAGCAGAAACAACAAGAGAAATGGAAGCAAGAAGAGCAGAAGCAGAAACAGAAAGAGAAATAGAAACAAGCAGAGCAGAAATAGAAGCAACAAGAAAAAGAGCAGCAGAAAAAAGAAGAAAAGAAAGAGCAGAAAAAAGAAAACAAGAAAGAAAAAAAAGAGCAACAATAATAGTAGAATAGATATAGCAACTAATTTCTTGATATGATGGTAATTAAAAAATAAATTAATAATTAAATCATCAGTTTATAAAAATAATTAATCTAATTACATTTTTCTAAAAAATTTTTACGATTTAAATAATTACGGGTATCTTCATCACCACGAATCCATTGGTTAAAATGATATCAATTAAAAACTCAAATTCATCAACAAATGTTTCAGGAACATATTAATATAATTTTTTATATTTCTTAAATAAATGAATTTAGATCTTTTAGAAAACGATGATGCAGACGTAGCTGAATTTTATAAAGTGCGATGGACATCACCTTTTAATGACACATATACAAGATATGTAGAACCAGGTATTACTGCAATTAATAAAATATATAAAAAAATAAAGTATAAAAGCCAATCATATGTAGTATCTAATAAAACATATGAAAAATTATCATATTTAAAACAATTTAGAGAATTAGAAAATTTAAATGTTAATTTTACAAATACGGATGACTATATTTCTAAACCTAAATTGCAAAATATAAAATCAAAAGATCTTGACGATAAGCAATTAACTACAATATATTTGTATCAATCTAAGTTTTATTATCTATATTGGATTGAACAAAAAGAGCCAATAATATTAGGTAAAAAATCAGTTATACAGCCACCATATTTAGCATTTTTAGAAAATTATGAATATTTTATAGAAATTAACCCGCTTGATAATCATAAAGTAATTATCGCATTTAATGAAAATTCTTATAAAATACTAATATTTAAAGCTAATGCAAAAATTTGTGATTCTATATATTCAATAAAATGGGCTACTAATACTAGTGTTTTTCCACCTAGTCTTGTTAAACCTAAATTTACTATTAAAGACAAAGACATACTTAAATATATAGAACAAGTAGTAGATAATCAAAAATATTTTTTACTGCAATTTTATTATTACGCTGCTGATTTTAGTTATCCAAAATTAAATAAATATAAAAATTTTAAAAGATTTAATGGTAACCAACCTGACCAAAATGTATTTGAAATACCAGATAATTTTTTAGATTCTTTTGCATATTATTATAATGATAGATCTAAATATATTATTGCTAAAAATGAACTAGCAAAATATATATATGATAAAAGTAAAAAACAACCATCTATAACACATTACAAATTTGCCAATAATGAAATATTTGAACCGGTTCAAGAAGTAGTATTTTATAGAGGAATGACCTTACCTAAAGAAAATACTAAAATATTGCGTGAAAGATCTTTTATATCAATCACAAGAAATAAAACAACAGCAATGGGGTTTATGGAAATGGGTAGACAACTACAAGATGAAAAATCACATATATTATATGAAATAACTTTAGAAAAAGGTGTTCCGTTTATAGATTTTAAGATTTTAGGTCAAAATGCACTATATTTTGAAGAAGAATTATTATTATTTACAACTCCTTGTGCATTTAGATATGAAGATCTTTTACCAATAAATACAGGTGTAGGTGTGTATTATATTTGTAAAGTGTTTATATCTGCAAATGAACTTATACAATATAAATTTAAAAACATACCTGATATAAAAAGATTTAAAGAATTACAACTTGATGATTCGCTTTTATCAGAAAGTGTAAAAAAATTAACACTTTTTCATAAAAATAAATCAAGTGCTTCATTTAATATTTCTACTTCAACATCAAGTATAAATTCAACATATAAATCACGAAATAATGTTGCTCTACAATCTACTAATCAAAATTCAAATATTCAATATGAAGAAACTAATGCAATGTTAGAACATAGTATAAATAAAAAACAATATAGGATATATAAAAGAACGGATGTAAAAGACGAATCTGTGTATATATATATTGATAATACATTTTATGAAGTTAGTGGTAAAATTACAGATATTAATAGACAAATTATTAATAAAAAAATAACTTATAAAATTATAGATAAACTTTATAATAATTACTTTGTTTATCTTAATAAATATTCAGCTCTTTGTAAAAAACTTAAATTAATTAAGTTTAAAATAATTTATAATATGGACAGTGATCGTTCTAAAAAGTAATAACATCAAGTAGTACCTCAACTTAATTACATTTTTCTAAAAATTTTTTACGATTTAAATAATTACGGGTATCTTCACCACCTCTAACCCATTGTGGAACAATATGATCAACATTTTGTATTTCAGATACACAATCTAACATAGGTGTAGGATGATAAGTTTGTTTTTCCATTATTTTTTCATTGCATTTATCGTAAATATGCGAACTATTAGAACCAGATAAAACATCTAATTCTTTAGTAGGATCACCTACACCTGGACGTAAATTAGGGCAAGCTTGAAACATTCTATGAAATAATTGTATATTACATCTATCTCGTGTTTGTTTAGATTTATCATTTCTTAATTGACTTTCGTGGTCAATTAAGCAACTATCAGGATGATTGGCAACATTAGGATGAGGAGCAGGTCTTAAATTAACGTGATCAACATAATAAGTAGGCATTCTTACATTAGGATCTTTACATTCTACAAAATTAGTGTTATAATGCATATATTCATCTATATTTTGATTTTTAATATCTTTGGATTCCATCCAACAGGTATCATTATAAATATCGCAATTTTTATTATACATTTATTCTAAATATATATTTATTTTTTTGTAGTATCTTTGGCTCTTAGTTTGTTTATTGCTTTTTGTATTTTATTGAATATACGTCTATCTATTAATCTACTATTTATTAAATAACTACTTAAAACAGTTAATAGTGATACAGTTTTACTATGAGTAATTTCTGTTTGATCTATAACCATTTCATGAATATCATTTGCTTTTTTATTTATTTTTTGTTTTGCTTCTTGCAATCGTAATACACCGGTGTATGCACTAAATAAATAGAATAATTGATAATAATCAATTATTCTATAAAATGGTTTTTTAGTTTTTAAAAAATCTATAACTGAGTTTTTACGAGGATCATCAGGATCGGATTCGATTTGTTCGTAAACCTCTTCTTTATATTCATCATAACCTACAAGGGTAGCTTTTTTTGAATCAATTAAAATACGCAAAGCAATCCAAACTAAAATTTTATATATGTATGAAAACTTATATTGTTCAAAATATTTTATTTTATATAAAAGTTTTGCTAAATGTTTTAATTTTTTAATATGGTTTCTATTATTAACATCAAGTATTTCAATTATTGTAGATCTTATAGTTTCTTGTGTTTCTCCAGTTACAGCACCTAAATTACCAGGCGATATAATACGTCTATCATCTGGATCAATACCAATACCTTGTTGTCTTACACTACTAGAAGATAAGGGTTTTTCAACACTAGTAGGCATAGATTTTATACTACTAACAGGCAATGATTCTGATTTACTTTTTCTTTTATCAAGTTCTGCCATAATTGCTCTAATTTGTCTTGCAATTATTTGATGTCGCGGTTCTTCATCTTCAATATCCATTTTATTATTAACAAATATATTATGAAGTTTGACCAACAAATCTTAAATCATCTCTATCTAAATTAATATTTTTAATACATCTTGAACTATTACCTTGTTTGCAGGATTTTTTATTATCATTTGAATTATATAACCATTGCATAAGGCTGTCTCGATCATTAGGTATAGTTTTACCAGCAATAGTGTGAAATTGTCTTACAGATAATCCTCTTTCATAAAAATCATTAACATCTCGAAAGGTATTAGTATAAAAGTTTTTATTTAAAATCGCATTATCAACTTCGCAAGGTTTGGCATATGTAGTATCTAATACACTAGGATTCATAAAAGGATTATTGACCGAAGGCATAACGCAATTGGATTTAAAGTTTTCAACATTATAAACATATTTATGTTGATAAATTACGAAAGTAATAATAGCAACAATAATAGCTAAAGCTAAATAAGATAAATCAAAATCATTAAGTAAAACTAAAATAATACTTAAGACTGCACCACCTAAAAATATAAAGTTTAATTTATCAATAAATGTAAATTTATCTGGTATTTCTTGAAATAATACAGTTGGATCATTTAGCCAAAAAATACTCATTCTTTATTTTTACTATCTAATTTCTTTTTTAATTTAGATTTTTTGTCCATTTTACGTTGCATTGAACGAGATGAAGGCATATTAGCACCACCCATCATTCCAGACATCATTTTCATAATGTTTCCAATATCCGGACCATTACCTCCACCTCCACCATTCATACCGGGTAATTTACCAGCCATATTAAGAGCATCTTTTAATAAAGCATCTTGTTTAAGTTCTCCACTTTTTAACTTAGTTGCCATTTTTTGACTAACATCTGAAATTAAATTACCAATACCGTTATCAGGATCAGATAATGCACCTAATATATCTCCTTCGGTATTTATAGATTTTTTAACTTTTTCTATATCTACATCTTCCATTATTTCTTTTGCTAACTTACCGATACTAGTATCTTCAATATCTTCCATAGTAAATCCAGTTTTATTTTCAATAGCAAGTTCTCCAATACGATTAACTATTTTGCGATATTTTTCAGGGATAAGATCATCTTCAATGGTGCTAGTGCCTTTAAGTTTTTCCATAATATTTTTAACATTATCTTCGGTTAAATCGGTATTTTTAAACAAATGAAATATTAATAAGAATTGATGTAATACTGTAGGTTTTTTAAAAACAACTTTAATATTTTTAATAGGAATATTGTTAAGAATGTTAAGAGTTTCGTTATCTTCAAACCATTTATCAAGTTCTTCTTTATTACAATCAACTAAAGGATTACAAATAAAATCAGTAAAAACGGTTGAATAGGCTTCAAGATAATCTTTTGATTTATTATCAAATGTGCTATAAAATGCGTGTATTTTGTTTAAAATATCTCTTGCCACTGCTTTTTTTTCTTTTAATGGTTTAGCATTTTTTTTAACAGTTTTAATAAATGTCAGGAAATATTGATTAAATACATAAGTTGTCATTTTACTTAATATATTTATTGAATATCTTTATATCTAAACTTTTTTTTAATGAAGTGCGGATTCACGCATTTTTTGTATTTCAGCTAAACTAGGTAATTGTTTATGAGATTTTTCAGTATCAGTATTACCAATTGGTTTAATATCAGGTTGTATTACATTAGTTTTTTCATCCAAGTTTTCCCAAATAGTAACTGGTCCAGTTAGATAATTATCATTTTCGTCAATATTTTCATAACTTTGCGAAATAAATGAATCAAGACCAGAAGGTTCAGATAAATCTACAACAGATTGTGTAGTTGTATTACTAGGTTTTAACAAAACACCTTTTCCAGGTAATAGTAAATGATCAAATACTTCTTTACCAAATATAATTTTATTAAACTCGGGTAATAACATTGCGGGAACGTGTGTAATTCTTACATCAAATATAATTTGGTTTGATTTTAAATAATCAACTGATATAAGTTTAACTAGTTTTTGTTTATCTAATGTCTTTAATGTTTCTATTAACATAGTGCAATGACTACATTGATCGCTATAAAATAATAACATTTTTTAATAGTATTAATAGGAATACAGTTTTATATAAAAATGATTTATTTATAGCATTAAAATAAATGTTAAGTAATTTTAGTTGCAATAAAAAATTAAATAGAATATCTATTGAAACCAAGGATATTGATTTATCAATATTAAATGGTATTAGACGTATATTATTAATGGATATTCCAATACTAGGATTTATAGGAAATGGTATTGATACCACTGTAAATATTATAGAAAATACTACAGTTTTAAATAATGAAATTATAACAAATCGTATAGCATTAATACCATTAGATGTAAGTGAAAAATATAATGATAAATATATTTCAGGTGAAAATAAATTAGAAATTGAATTAAATGTTAGTTGCACTGAGAATATAAAAATAATTACTACTCAAGATCTTATTGTTACTATAGATCAACAAAAAGTTGCAAACTTTTTTAAAAAACCATATATTACAATTACAAAACTACGTAAAAACGAATCTTTACACTTAAAAGCTGAAGCAGTTAAAGAAACTGGAAGAAAGAATGCTTCTTTTAATATAGTATCAGGATCAACAGTGTATAATAAACCTAAAGTGCCTTTTACAAATACAAAAAGTATTATAGAACAAGAGCGAGATTATAATGAAGGTGAATATGTATTAGAATTTGAAATTATTAATAATACTATATCACATAAATATATGTTATTAAAAGCAATTGATATTTTAATAAGTAAATTATCTATATTGATTGATAAATCAACAATTGAAAAGTTTGAAAATAATGAAGAAACGTATGATTTCAGTATTCCTGATGAAAATGATACAGTTGGAAATATAATACAATCTTATATATTTGATAATTATGTGATATCTAAGAAACAAACTGTTGAAAATTGTATTTGCACTTATATAGGTTATATAGTAAAACATCCATTAGATAAAGTTTTAACAATAAGAATGACACTAAAAGATGCTAAAAGTAAAGAAGAATATATAAACTTTTTAGGAATAATATGTAATGAAATAATTGAAAATAAATTACAATTAATAAAAGAACAAATAAAAGAAACTTTTATAAAACAATAGAATAAAATATGGAAGATGAATTACCAAAAATTACAATTAAATATATACCAAACTTGGAAAACGCTATAAATATATTTTCAAAAGATGCTTTATACTATTATTTTAATGAATTTTTTGATAATGAAGCTAAATCAAAAGACATTGTAGATGATTATGTAGATGATTATTTAGTAAATAAACCAAAAGGTTTAGAAGATATATATACATTAATAGATGATGTTGAATATGAAGAAAGATTATTTGAAAATTATACTAAAATGTATAAAAATAATTTTCAAAATAAAGAAGATTTATTAAAATCTTTATTTAATAATCCGTTTAATTTTGAATCAAGTTATATTGATAATTTTATTAATGTTATTCATACAGATAGGCAATTTAAAATAGGAACTACAATACCAGATGATCTTAAGACACTTGAAATTTTACAATTATATAAAACAACATTAAATGAAAGTTTATATTCTAAATTACACCAAATACCTAAAGAAATAAATAGTAATATTCCTTTAACTTTTAAAGATAATGATTTTGATTATGTTAATGATATGATGAGGCGTTATGGTAAAAATATTGAAAATATGACAGACGAAGAATATGATAAAATACCCAATCTTGCTGATAAAAAAGAAAAAACAATAAAACCTACAGTATTAAATGCAGAAAATATAGTATTTTGGGATGATGATATAAATAAATATATAATTGATAATTTAGAAAATTACACAGAAGATAATATAATTAGCATATTAAATGATTTATCTGAAAAGAATCTTAATTCACCACAAGCAACTGATATATTTAACAATCTAACAGATTTGTATAAAATCATAGCAGATAATAGTATAGATATTGAAGATGTATATAAGAATGCGAATGATTATTTAAAAAAAATAGAAATTGAAAGATTAATAAAAATCTTTACAGAATTGAAAAACAATAAAGATACTGAAATAATAGAAGTTAAAAACATATGTAATACGATAGATAAAGTATTTAACAATGAATATAAGTTTCCTAAAGAGTTTATAGAAATAATAGATAATGAAGATGAAGATAATATTAATGATAATTATATTGAATTTGGTAATATATTGCGACCAAATATTGAAACAACAAAAATAGACCAAGATAATAAAAATATATTTTTAAACACATTAATAAACGAATTAGGTAAAGATTTAAAAATAAATTTGGATCTTATGATAGAATATATGCAACTTTTTGATGATACTGAAAAAACTGAAAGTGCTTTATTTTATTTATATATAACGATACAAAGTAATTTTTATAATAATAATTATGATGATATAACATTAAACGAACAATGTATTGATATATTTTATGAATTTACAGAACCAATTAATATAATTGATAACAAAGTAAATTTTCCAAAATCCAAATCAATATATGCGTATATAATATGTTGTTTTAAAAATATAACAGATAATGAATATTTTACAACAGAGAAAGATATAGAAAAGAAAATATCAAAATTAATTATAAAAAATCCAAGTTGTCAAGATCAATTAGATGAATTACAACAATTATATGATAATATCGAAGATACACTAGAAAAAACAGATACTAAATTTTATAGAAACTTAGTAAATCAATTAAGAACATCAAATGAATCAAATAATGATGTAAAATATATAAATTTTGTTAATGCTTTAAAATATATTGTTCCAAAAAAACTTAAAAAAGTTAATCCTTTCATAGCAGGTTGTTGTGCGCAATTATTAAATCAAGATTATGAAGCTTATAAAGATATAACTGCAAACAACGATAAATGGCTTGAGGAAATTAAATATTCTCTCATAAATAATACAATTAATTACGAAAATACGTGGAATGCTGAAAATTATTTACCTGAACAAATAGATCAACAATCAATAGAAAACTTTGATTATGAAGAGGAAGAAGATAATATAGACGATTATAATATAGAAATAGATGATCCTGAAATAAACGAATATTTAAAAGATCAAAGTAAGTTAAATAAATATGTAGAAGATTGTGTTAATTCTTTTATGGCAAATGTATCAACAAAAACCGAAATATTTTCTTTAAAAAACTATATCTTAGAAAAATGTAAAATAGTGCAGAATTTAAAACATTTATTATTAACCGGATGTCTAAAAGATTCAACATATTATTACGAACAGATTGCAACATTAGAAAATAGTTGTTGTAATGATAGTAATTTTAAAAAAAGAAGAAGTAATATGTATGTATATTTAGGAGCAAAATATTTAAGAAATTTTAATTCATTAGAAAATAATGAAATATACGATAAAATTAAAGCATTAGGATCAAAGGTTATTTTATCTCGAGAACAATATAATAAATCTATAAGTAATTATCGTGAGAAATTAAAAGTTGAAGCAATAGATATATTAGAAAGTTTAGATGCTGAATATAAAGAAGTGGCTATTATGTTAAAAAAAAGTGGTATTATAAATACATATGATGATTATGATACTAATAATATAGATACAAATAAAGATCCTATTGTAAATTATCAAGGTGATGATAATAATGATCAAGCATTATATTAGTTTTTCAATAGGTTCAAACGAAACATAATCATCATTGGTTTCTTTAGGAACAATAGGATGAAGTCCTATTTTATCTTCACCTACAATACCTTTAATATTAATATCTATAACTCTTTCTCTTGTATGATTTACATAAACTAAGAAATTAATATGTTTTCCATTTAATTTATAATTACGATATAATATCATATCAATATCAAGTAAATATTCTTGTTTTTCTTCATTTTTTTTATATTTAATTAAAAGATCGTGTACTATTTGTATATCAGGTGTATTTTCTGCAATTTTATTACTAATAAATTGATAAGCTTTATTGTAAATAGCTGTGATAGTAGAATCAGTTAATTCAGTTTCCCATTCTGTATTTCTTAGAATAATATATTTTTCAGGTGAAGAAGGGTGAAACATTTCAACTAATAGTTCTAAATATTTTTCATTAGAAAACTCATAATAATAAGAATTTTCAGGTGTATTAATATCAATGTTAATACTATCAATAGGATGGCGATCTTTCAAAGCATCTGTTTTATTAGCAGTGTTTATTTTATTATTATGAGGTAAAACTGCAAAATATTCAAAGCAATTTTTCATAGTCATAAAATAAATAGTAATAAGCACTAAAATTATAACAATTTTTATTATAGTTTCCATAATTTTATTTTAATGTAATGTAATTATTTAGGCAAATATATAATCACTATCATCATTACATTCTTCTACGTTATGACAGAATGGTTTATTAATAATACCTGAATCATCATATTTTGTATAACTTAATCTTCTAACACCTATAGGTAACTGACAATATTGATCTACACATTTCCCTTTATCAGTTTGATATTGTTTATTTTTTCCATAAAACGGACATTCTTCATCTTTATGACAAGGTTTATCCCAAATTGTTTCCGTTTCTTTAAGATTACCAAAAGGATCGTATCTCATATTACATAATTGTTTATTCATATTTGTTTTATCACCATAACAATGGTAGTTAGGATCTTCTACTTCAGGATCACGTTTTAATCTAGTAATAAAGTTTTCAGTAGTATTTATGTATGGTGTTGTAGTGTTCTTAATAGTTATTTTTTTATTAAAGTTCCAAAAGCTTTTAATATTAATTTCTTCTTCTCTAATATTTTTCATAAATATTTTCATTCTAGCAATATCAATACTATCAAAAGAATAAATAAATAAATCAAAATCAGATATTACTTTAAATACATTACTATCTTTAGCAACTGATACAATACCAAAATCAACACTATCAAATAAAGGAACTTTCGGATTTAATTTAATAAGTTTAAATGGTTTTATACGATAAGATTTACTAATAGCAGTAATAAACTCTTTATCAGTATCTGATATATATCCTATTTTTCTTTCGTGAATATTGTGTGTGCAATATAAATTAGGTGATTTGGAGATATAAAAGAAATATTTCTTATTATTTAGATGTTCAATGAGTTTAGATTTATAATAAAATAGCGAAAATAATAAAATAATAATAAACAAGATAATAAATAACTTTATCATTTGTTTATAATAAATAAAATGCTTAGAATTTTGATTACCTTATTAATTTATATAGTTATTTTAAGTATATTATATTTGTTTGAACCTTCTTTAATGTTTGAAGAAACTGGAAAATTAAAAACAATAGGATATGCTGATGAAAATAGATCTTTATTTTCTATTTATTTATTAACACCTATATTAATATTATTTATATATATAATTACATTAGTTATATGGCGAAATTAACTTTTATTACAATTGATTTTGATGAAACAGAATTAATAGAATATGAAATATTATATGTAGAAAGGTTTAGTGAATTAAATCAAAAAATAATAATGGCAACAAGAGTATCCGTGCTTGAATGTATTAACAATTTAACTAAAAAAAAGCTAATAATGATAAATGACAATGTAATAAATGAAAAAGGTTTTTGGTCTTATTTGGAAGATATTAAATACGATATAATTATATATATTAAAGTTAATTGTATAGAAGATATACCTTCTAATTTACTTAAAAATTCTACAATATTAGTTGAAGAAACTACAATACAATTAAAACGAAAAATAAATCGTAAGGTTATACATAAATATCGAGCATTTATGTTAGATTTAAGTTATATAGAAGCTTTTGTTAAAATGGATGATACAATATTAGAAAAGTTGAAAAGAAAATATCTATTATGATATAATAAAGGTATATAGCTATGGCGGATAAAGAAGAACCTGAAGACAAACGTCAAAAAGAAGAAGAAGAAGAATCACAAGCTGATAAAGCAGTAAATATAGCATCTGGAATGACAAATAATGCGGTAGAAGGTGTAAAAAACATAGCATCTAATACAGCATCTAAAGTTACTGAAGAAGCAAGTGCTGCTATTGAAAAAGCAACAGAAATGTTAAGTAATCCAAGTGTATTATATGGTCTTATAGCTGTAATTGTAATTGCTGTAATATGTGTTGCTGTTGTATATTATTTTATTGCTAATGCGGTGTTTAATAAAAAATCAATTATAATTGAGAAAACTAAGTTTCCTATTAAAGGTAATGTTAAAAGTGTTATTATGATTGAAAACTTTCCTTCAAGTGGTAATGGTCTTAGAAGAACTTACACCTTTTGGGTATATGTAAATGATGTTAATAATGCGGGTGGCAAACCTAAACATATCTTTTCAATTGGTAATGATAGTTCTGGAGGTAATATAACTGATAAATCTCCTGTAGTTGTTCTTAAAGATTCTAAATTACATATATGTTTCCCGACTACTGATCCAGATGTAAACAATGCTCCTGAATCTATTGATCAAATTGGTACTACTGGCAAACCAGCCAATACAGTATCATTTGACTATTTACCTATGCAACGATGGGTGCATATTGCGGTAGTAATAACAGATGATTATCAAGGTTCAACTGTAAGTTTATATATGGATGCACAATTAGCTTCATCTACTACTGATGGAAAAGATGGTACAATATTAAAAGGTTTTAAATTAGATACAACAGGTAGTTTAATAGTGGGTGGTGATAATAGTGCTACTTATGGTTTTAATGGATTATTAAGTAAAGTAGGTATTCATAATTATGATCTAAATAGTCGTGATATATATAATATTTATAGCGAAGGACCTATTGACGGTCTTCTTGCTTCTCTAGGATATGGAGTAAGAGCACCACTTTATAAGTTAGCGGATTAATATATTTTTTATCTATTTCTTAAATTAAAATGATATATGTATTAATTCAAATAATAATTGCAATTATTTTAATTGTTTTAATGGGTGTATTAGCTTATGGTATATATAATAAAAATGCAAGAGAAATATTACTTGATATAATGACCCCAACAACAATTAGAAAGAAAACCAAAATACTTGATGGTGTATATGAATATACAATTGGACAAAATGTTACATTTAATACACGAGATAAAAGTAAAGGAACTTATGTTGATTTAAGTCCTTCAATAAATCAAAAAGGAGGTTCAGTTTATACTTATAACTTTTGGTTATATTTTCCAGAAACAGTTGATAGTAGTGTTAATGATAAAACATTAGTATTATTTAACAAAGGAAGTGATCAGTTAGTTAAATATAGTAGCACTTATAGATGTGATACGAATGATAGTGGTGAGAAAGGTTGGTTTTTAGTAAAAAATCCATTAGTTCGTTTGGATACTAATGCTAACAATAAAATAGATGCAATAATAGTAGAGTTTAATAGTATTGAACACCCAGATGTATTTCACGCAGGTGCAAATACAGGAGACAAAAATTGCACAGGAAATATGGTAGATAAAGATAATAATTTAATTGGTATTAAAGAACTAGCAAGCAGAAACGATTTAGAAAAACAATGGAATATGATAACTATAATAGTAAGTGAAACATCACCAGATGATGATGTTTTTGTAAGTTCAAATCAAGCAGTTGTAAAACTATATTTAAATGGTTATGCATATTTAGATAAAGATGGAGAATTAGCAGAAAAATCAACAGCAATGAAAGTTAATAATAGCGACTTACATATTGGAACTAAAAACAGCACCGCAGGATATAATAGTGTTTTACCTACTGGTACTGGTGCTGTTAGTGATGCTACCAAAGTAGGAATATCAGATCTAACGTATTTCAATTATGCTTTAGAAGATAAAGAAATTGTTAGTTTATTTAAAGAAGGTTGTAAAAAATCAACAGCTTTAATACCAACAACATCAACATTTGATGATGGTCCAGAACAAACTGAAGCTTCTTTAGAGATAAAATCTCATGATAATCCAAAATCTCTTTAAAAATATATTCTTTCTTATTTTTTTATAATAATTATTTTAGTTTAAAGGTGTAAAAGATATAATAAATAAATAATGCCAGTGGCACCATTAATTCAATTAGTATCAATAGGACAAGTAGATCAATATTTGTCATTAACACCTCAATTAAGCTATTTTAAATATGCATTTAAACGTCATACACGTTTCGCTTTAGATAATTTAAAATTAAGTTTTGATAGTACTACTGTTCCTACATTGGGTAAAGAGAATAAATGTATAAAAAAGATAGAACGACACGGTGATCTATTAAGTAATCTAACATTAGTTGTAAGAATACCTGAAATAAATATACCAGAAAATAAAGATTATAGATTTAGATGGGTAGATAATTACGCAACTTTATTAATTAAAAAAGCCGAATTATTTGTAGGAAGTCAAGGAGTAGCTATAAATACATTGTATGGTGAATGGATGGTAATATGGAATGAACTTACTATGCCACCAGAAAAAAAACATAAATATGATATTATAACTGAAAATGTAGCAAGTTCTTTAAATCCCCGAACATCAAATAAACAAATAAAGGTAACTAAAAATAATCAAATAAAGTATGAATATTATCCTGAAAATCCTGCCATAAAATCAAAACGCATTGGTATTCCTTTACCTTTTTATTTTTCTAAAAATCCAGCATTAGCAATTCCTCTATGTGCTCTTCAAACAAGCGAAGTAATGTTACATATAGAGTTTGAGGATGTAGAAACACTATATCAAGTTTATGATAAAAACTACGATAATGGAAAGGATAAACCAAAAGGAGCATACGTAAGTCCAAATAAACATCCAGATCCAATATCAATAAATACGTTTGTTGCACCAGAACAATTAGATTTAGATGCACATATAGAAGCACAATATGTATATTTAAATGAAACTGAAAGAAAACTAATAACGGTAAATCGTCGTAATAATGTATTTTTAGTAGAAAATGTTCAAAAACGAGAAAAACAAACAACAAGTATAAAAACCACAATAGATTTAGATCTAAATACACCTATAAAAGAGATGATTTGGGTATTAAAAGATACAAATAATAAAACTAATTTTAATTTACAAACAACATATACATATGATAATAAAGAAATATTAAAAAATGCTAAAATATTATGGAATCGTTCAAATGAGCGTGTAGAAGAGAAGGATGCAGTATTTTTTAATAAAATCCAACCGTATATACATCATAGTAATGTGCCAAAAGAGGGTATATATTGTTATTCGTTTGCTTTAAATCCTGAAAAATGGCAACCGACGGGTTATTATAATCCAGGTGGTAAATTTCCAATAAATACGTCATTAGTGTTGGAGATAAACGAAGAGGTAAAGAATCGTGAATTTGATATAAATGTGTATATATTACAATATAATATATTTGAAATAATAGGTGGTATGGGAGGTTTTAAGTTCAGTTAATTATATATTTTAAAAGATAAATATGGAAGTATTTACTTTAATAATTTTTATTGTAATAATATATTTATTATATATTTTAATAAATACAATATCATCATTAAGGAGTGAAGTATATGAAATGAAAAATAAATGTATAAAAACCGTATATAATAATGATAAAGATAAATTGCAAAATACGGAAGCATTGGATATTAAAAAAGATATAGCAGATAAGTATAATTTTTTTACAAATATGTTTAAAAAAATGATATAAACACTTATTTTTATTATAGCATAACATAATGCCTAGAAAAAAAGCACCAAAAGAAGAACCAACAAAAAAGAATATTGATGAAATTTTAGGTAATACGGAATTGAATGAAAATACTATTATAAGGCTACCATTAACTGATAGTTATTTACGAGATGATATTGATAAAATAACAGAACCTACCGGTTATGATAATGGTAATTTAGAAAGTTTTTCAGAAATAACACAGCAAGAACCATTTAAAAAATCATTGTGTTTGTGGTGTAGACACGATGTAAATGATTTTGAATGTGGTATGCCTATACAATATGATTCATTAACAAATCATTATACATTATATGGTAATTTTTGTTCTTTTGAATGTGCATCAGCATATAATTTTTCAAAGAATACCCGTAGTGATCGTGTATGGGATATAAATAATATGATAAATATGATGGCAAAATCATATGGTTATGAGACACCAATAAATCCAGCTCCAAGCTATGAATTATTGGATATATTTATGGGAACTATGGATATTAAAGAATTTAGATGTGTTCATAAGAATACAGATCAGTTTTATGCAGTAAATATACCACCACATTCTTATGTTCCATCTGTAGCAGAAATATTAAATACATCATATATTAATAATAAAAAGAATACTAAGAATATTATAGAAAAAATGATATAAACTTTTAATTATTGTTAATACAATGGAATTATATATAACAAAATATCGTATATCAACAATCACTAGTAATGCAAAATTGTTGATAAAAGATAATGAAGATCGTTTGGATATTAATATAATTGAATTATTTAATAATATCACAATTAATAGTGATGACAAAGCAGAAACTTTTGTCTATACATCTAGATTTGAAAGTAAAGATAGCACAACTAAAATAGTAAGAGGTAATTATATTAAAAAGAAAAGAACTATACAACACAAAAGAACATTTGATAATCAAATATCTTTTGTATATAAATTAGCAGATAATTATTATGTAAATGTTAAAGTATTTCAAAATGGTAGTTTACATATAACAGGTAGTAGAACTATTGAAGATATTAAAATACCATTAGAAAAACTCGTAAAAGAAATTAAAGATAATAATATTAAAATACTGGAAAATATTGCTAATTTAGAATATGGAAATATTCAAATATTAATGATTAATACAGATTTTAAGATATTTAAAGATATTGAACATACATCAAATTTTGCGATTAAACGAAGAACTTTACATACAATATTGATAAATGATTATAATATGATAGCAAGATTTGATCCATCAACATATCCCGGTGTTAAAATTGAATATTGGTGGAATAATGCAAATAATGTAAGAGATGCTTCAACACATTATGATATAAGAAATGTAAAATCAAAAGCTAATGTTAAAGACGGCATAAAGAAAATAACAATAGCGGTATTTGAGAGTGGAAGTATATTGATAACAGGGGCAATTACTATAGATCAAGTTGATGAAACATATAAGTTTATATGTGATATAATTGAAAAAAATAAAGACCAGATATATTTTAACATTTAGATTCTTCTTCTGTATTATTACCTAATCTAGTATAAGCAGGATTATGAGTTTTAGCATAAAACTGTTTCATATATTCAGAAGATGTTGGAGTAATATGAGGTGGTGCCCAATCTTCCGCAATATTAGCCGCATATAAACCTAAACCAGGATCAGGAGATTTTAATTTAATATTATTTAAAGCATTCTTATTACAATCTAAGAAACTGAATTGAAGAACAGACATTTTTATTATTCTAATATAAAATAAAATGTCTTCGTCTTCTGTAGATGGTTTAAGCAACGAAGATATAATAAAAACAGTTAAAGAAATAAGATCAAGAACCGATAAAATAAAAGAAGAAGAATATGAATATTTTAAAACCCGATATAATCATTTATACAAAATGATTACTGATAAAGATATGGATTTTGATGAAGAAGCATTTTATACAATGTTAAAGCAAAGAAGTAAAGTATTATCAGGAGAGAAAGATATTAAGACCGGTTCAGAAGAAATAAGCACTAAATTTTTTAATAAATATCATCCAGATCTTATATAAAGCTATAATGATTTTATGAAGACAATGATGAGTCTTAATAATATTATAAATAAAACAAAAGAAATTAAACAACCAAATATATCTTGGAATAATACATTATTACAAGTATTACGTGAGAACCATTATTGGCCAGCAATTCAAACAAAAAGATTTTATTCAAATAATAATTTAATATTATTACATAATACTTATAAAAGAAAAGATGTTGAATCATATATTGATTTATATAATGAATGTCGTAGTGTGATCTTAGATTTTTCTTCACCAAATGTAATACTTTTTAAAGCATCTAGCACTCCTGAAACTTTAAAATTTGAAGATGCTATTGATAAATACGATGATACTCTAGAATGTAATATAGCATATGATTCAACTTTAGTTTATGCTTATTATTGCAATAATTGGATATTTAGCACAAATACTTGCACAAATATAGATTATTCAAAGTTTAACCATCCTACAAAAAAATATGGTGAAATGTTTAATGAAGCATTACCTATAAGTAGAGAAGAATTAATGCAAAACTTAGATAAAAACATTGTATATACATTTGGTATTATACATTATGAAAATAAAAAATATATAAATTATACGAATGAATTTGGTGAGAATTATAAAAAAATAATGTTATTAGATACAAAAGAAAAATATACAGGGATAAATGTAGATATAACATTAGATTTTGGTATATTAAATCCTAAAAAAATAACTTTAAAAGAAGGTTATCTATTGAATAATATTTATGGATTAATATTTGAATATAATAATAAAAGGTATAAAATAACACCTAATAATATAATTTTTCAAGAAGAAACAGATTTTGGTTATCCAAATGTATGGCGTAATATGATATGGATATATCAAAAAAATATGGAAGATTTTCATATATCTGATTATATTAAGACTTATAATAAAGAAATAGATTATCCATTAGATAATAATGGTGAAAAACTAGATCCTACATATTTGATACATACAACAATGATTTCAATGAGAGATATATTATATAATTTATATACAACAACTACTGTTTTTTTTAAACAATATAATAGATTTAAAATGTCAAAAGATATTGATAGTAAATTACCACCAATTTTACAATATCATTTGGCACAATTAAGAAGACAGCAAGTAACTATATATGTTGAGGATACGATAACTGATAAAGAAATATTTTATTATTTATGTTATAGTAATCCTATGAAAAATATAATAGCATTGATTAATTTTTTTGCTACAAACTCAGGATATGATATATCACCAAGATCATCACAGTGTATAACAATATTAAATAATTTATTAATTTAACGTTTTTCAAAAATACACCATCTATTTAAAAAACTAAATCTTTTTAAATTTGCATCTTCATTAAGTGTATCAATTGTAGTTTTATCTTTTATTTGTTGTGCTGTTCTATTATTTTCAGGAATATTATTAATTTCAGTGTTTTTATTATTAAAAGATTCTTCAAATGTTTCTGATTTCACAAATTGAATGTTACATCTTGATAATTTAACTTTTAATGTGTTTAAATCAACAAGATTTTCTGAAATAAGTCTTCCTGTATTTTCAATAAATACATCAATTTTTTGATTATAAACAACTGATGTATTTATATTATATTCTGGATTACGTATAATAGCCCAAACAGTTGCATTAGATACAGGATCTTTACCTATTGCTTTACCATCTCGTTCTAATATTTTTTTTACTAAATCTTTATCCATAAAGGTTAAAATAAACTTACCTTTTTCAGCAATATTTTCAGCAACATTTTTAATAAATCCATTTAACTTTTCTTCGTTTTCAAAAAAATAATGAATTGAAAACATACACGATACAACATCAAATTTTGATGGAAAGATTCCAATTTTATCAAACTTAGGGTTTTTATTTCTATTAAATATATATTTTAATAATTCTTTACTTTCGGTATCAATGTTATCAGATGCTTTACCAGTTCTAATTGATTTAGAACAATCACCTGCTGCAAATAATATTCTTGAAGAATGTTTATAATAATGCTTTTTTAAATTAAGCAATCTACTATAAGCACCCGCTCTTGCATTAGTAATATTATCTAATGTATAATCAATACCTAACACCTTAGTAAAATTATTTGTTATCCATCTGTTTAAATCAGAACCTTGACCACAAGCTAATTCTAATAAAGATTTATTTGTAGTATCTACAGATACTTTATATAAATTTGATTTAATTATGTGATTATGAAATTGATTCATTTTACTAGAAATTAAATTATTTGACGCTATTGATCTTTTATAATAAACATCTAAACCAGTCAAATATTTTTTAATATTTACATTTAAATCTTGATTACCACATATCATATCAGTTGATACTTCATTTTTTATAGAACGCCAAATATTCATAGCAACAAAATAACTATTTGCAGTTTTAATTAATGCACCTTTTCCAAAATTATAGATTTTATTTTTATCGTGTCTTATACGTAGCGGTTTCCATCTTTTTTTATTTGAAATCAATATTGAATTATCGTAAGCAAATTCAACAACTGAATTATTTAATATTTCTTCGTTTTTAGGTGTAAAGCATTTATTATTAACAATTTCTATATAAACAGATTGTGGTATATCATCAATTGTTAGTTGTCTTAATGAATAAACATTTTTATTAAATATTCTTTGCGTTTCGTACATATATTTTATTCCATTAACAACTGAAATAGGCTCCATATCCATACTATTAAAAACTACATTCAATGTATATTCTTTATACACTTTACCATCTGAATGAAATTTATGTTTGCTTTGTTCAATTACTATAAAATCAATTGTATTTTCAGCTGGCGGTTTCCATTTTAGAACTTTATCCCAACTTAAACTATTAATATTATGAACTTCTACTGGTTTATTTGCATAAGCACCTAATACTGGTATTTTAGTAGGTGTAAATATTAATCCATCAATATGATAATCATAGTTTTCTGTATTTGCCAAAATTTCATCACAGTTTTTTAGAATGTCATTGGATGTTAGTTGTTTTTTAACAATAATATCGTGACTACTAGAATTACTAATAGAATCTACAAATTTGTTCATATAATTATATCGTGATTCAGGACTATCATCTAATAATGGTAAATGTGTAAGTTTTTTATTAGCATAATAATATATGTCAAATATAGCAAAAAGATCTTTGGAATTATTTAATAAACGATCTTGGCATAATACAAGTTCTCCATCTAACAAACAATTTTTTAAGGTTGTAGTTATATTACATCCTCTAACTTGCTTACTTGAAGTTTCTATTAAAAAAGCCTTTCCTTCATTATTTATATATAATAGAAATCGCAATCCATCTGCTTTCTCTGTTACAGCATAATTCTCAAAAATTGAGGTAGTTATACCATAAGATTCTTTAATAGATGCTAAATTATGTTTCTCTAATGTAGCCGGTTTTGGTGCAAACATTACAATATTATCATTTAATTTAGCATTACTAGAAAATATTGATTGTATTAAAGTCATATATTCTTTAAGAATATTTTGTTGATAGTTTTTTCTTAAAGGTAATATGTTGCTATCTAGCATAAAATGCAACTGACGTATATAAAGTTCTTCATCCAATTTTTTATCAGAAATTATTGAATAAACATATTTAGGACTTTTAGTATTTAATGAAATATCTTTAAAAGATACATCGTGTTGATTACTGGTTGTAATTATCTCACATTTATAATACAAATCTAATACTTTTTTATTTGTATAAATTAATTCTTTTTTCATTTGAAATTGTTTTATATCATCTGTAATGCTATTTTCAAAACCTTTTATTTCTTCTATTTTAATTTCTTTAATTGAAGTTAGATAATCATATTCATCATTAATATTGTCTGATTCAACAGTTGTTGTATATTTTTTTATATATTCGTTTTTAGGTATTATACCTGTTTTACGATAAGTTTTAATTTGATTTTCATCTGTTATTGTGTATGTATTATTGTCTATTAAAATTTCTAGAAAACTATTAGATGTTGATAATGAAAAATCACCATTAACTAAGAATCGATGAGCATTATTAAATAAATTAAGATCGTCGTTTTCTAATAAAATAATATGCATTTATTATATTAGTCATCTTATAATCTTAAATCATTTTTTAATAATAAATCTGCTATTATTAGTATAACATATATTTTGTTTTCGATATTCAAATGAAATATCAAGTAAAAAAGAAAATAGCTTACAAATGTATATATTCCATTTATTTTGAGTAATACCATCCATAATCATCGATACTCCTTTTTTTGTATATTTATTACTTATTTTTTGGGTTGAAATAAAAGTAAATAATTTATTTTTAATTATATCATCATCTTCGTATAAATCTAATGATTGTTTAAAAAAATCTAATGGACCTATATCTTTATTTTCAATTTTATTTATTTTAATATCATTTGTATTTATTTTAACATCACCTATAGGATCTTTAATAGCATCTATAGGATCTTTAATAGCATCTATAGGATCTTTAATAGCATCTATAGGATCTTTAACATCACCTATAGGATCTTTAATAGCATCAGGATCTTTAATAGCATCTATAGGATCTTTAATAGCATCTATAGGATCTTTAATATCATCAGGATCTTTAATAGCATCAGGATCTTTAATATCATCAGGATCTTTAATATCATCAGGATCTTTAATATCATCAGGATCTTTAATATCACCTATAGGATTAGGATCTTTACCAAAATATTGTATATCATCATAAGAACTAGTGGGTGTATCACATTGAATATCATTCAATGAAATTATCCATTTAGTATGTGAAAAAAACATTGCACATTGTGATGTTTTATCAATTTTATTTTTAAGTAATTCCATTATTAACTTATATATAGTTTATGTCTTATATGGTGTATCATAATCTAACTTATTTTCAGTTTGATTATTAAAAATAGAACTAGTTTTAGTTAATTTTTTCTTTAGAATATAAAACTTCATTGTGGAACTAACTTTGTTTTTAATAACAGGTAAAACATTCTCTTCTTCTGTAACAATATCAACAATATTTTCAATTTTAATATCATCAACATCATCTAAAGATTGAAAATTAGTTTTAATAATATTATTTTTAATATCTTCATATGCATCAATATTTTTAGTTAATTTATTACAATACATTATATATGTATATATTTGATCTATAACACCGATATCTAATCGCTGTAAATCAACAAAGATACCATTAATATTCTTTGAATAATTAGAATTATTGCTTTTAATAATTTTATATATTTCTTGATATTCAAACATAGAACATTTTACTATTTCGTTTTTAATAATATGTATTTTAGTTTTAATATCCATATTGTAATGTATTATTATATTTTTTCTATATAGTTTCTTCATTTTTAATCATAATCATAATCATCATCATCATCATTATCATCATCATCAGATTCTGTATTAACTGTATCTGTTTCTATATTAACTATACCAATATCACTTTCTTTTAAATCTACTAAATCAATTACACTATCACTATCATCATTGCTATCTATAGCATCGTCTTGTTCATAAGAACCATCATCCACACTAAAATTATCTTCTTCAGACTTTTCAGACTTTTCAGTATTAATTGTATCAACTAATTCTTCAGTTTCTTCTGTAATATCATTATTTGGATTATTTATAACTAATCCAATTATAACAATTTTATTATCATTATAATGATATCTCTTTCTACATATTTTAACTGAAACATCACTACCAATACTTAGATCTTCAATATCATATTCATGCTTAATACCGGATGTTAATCTAGGTATTATAATATCAATAATAACTTTATCAGTATCATTATCATCTCTAACTTCTGCTTTAAATCCGGCATTATTACTAGATACAATTTTAGCTTCTAAAACTGTATCAATAGAAGGATTACAAATTAATGCATAACATACTGCTTTAAATTGAAAAGAACTATTAAAATGTTCTTTCATAGCAGTTCCAGCTGATCTTTTTATAATTTCAATACTATTTGCTTTAATATATCCATATTTAGTAATTTTATTTTCATATTTAGCTTGTATTTTTTCTAAAATAGCATCATCTATAGTGCTATTAGCTATTTGTGAAATAGATAAATTAATTAAAGTGCATATTTTATATTTTTTGAATATCTTAGTCATAGTTTAATATTAAAGATTATTTTTTCATTTTTATATAAGGTATAATCAGTAAATTATTTTCATTATAAAATTTTTTTGCTATTTTCATACATTTATCGCTTTTATTTTTGCTTTCTTCATTTAATATTTTATCAAGATTTACGGTTGGTTGTGTTTCGCATTTTGTGCCTTTATTATTACCAGAAACAATTTTAAAAATTAAGTTTGTAGATAAAACTTCTTTTGATTTTTTTGCTACACTTATAATACCATACATTTTCGTTTTATCTTTAATAATTTGTTTTTCATATTTAAAGGTATTAATATCTATATTATTACCTTTAAGATCTTTTATAGGTAAAGGATTATCAGTACTAAATAGATCAAAATAATTATTATTAAAAATTATAGAAGTATCAGATAAAATTTTATATAATTTAGGATATTTGTTTTTGTTATTAATTATATTAATAGCTATATTATCCCAATTAGTATTATCAATATACATTAAAAATTTATATAATAATTCAAAATCGTTAAAATCTTTTTCATATTTATCAATATTATTATTATTGTTAATCGGTGTTTTAGGTTTATTAATAATAGGTTCGTCTAATATAATTTCTTGTTCTACAATATCAGGATGATCAATAATTTTTTGAATACCATTGTTGTTAAATATTAGCAAAAAATTACCAATTTTATTTGGAAAAATTACATTATTAATAGCTAAATCTAAATATCTTTTATCATTGCATTTTGATAATAATTCTTCATATGGAATATAATCTTTATCTTTAATCATATCTTTAATAATTGTAGAATATCTATTACTTAAAAACATATTTTCAGAACGTAAATTATTATCACTAATAAGATCTTTATCAATTGGTTCTTTATATTCTTTATTACTACCTAAAACATATTCACGTTCAACTTGCTGTGAAGTAATAATCTTAATAGGATTTACGTTTTTAAACAAAGATTTTGGAAATACATTTAACTTTTCATTAATACGATTATCAAAAGCATTTTCTTCTATTATTGATATATATGATCTAGTCTCAATAAGTTTTTTACTAGCAATATCATATGCGTGTTTATCTGCCGAAATATTACTATTATCTTCAAAATAACCACAATAAACGAAAACAGTAATATTACGTAATTTAAGTGGAAGTTTAATATGACTACATCTACGAAAACCTCTACCTATAATTTGTTCGTGCCTATTAAAATGATACCAAGGATCTAATATATGCACTTCTCTAATATTTAAAAAAGAAAGACCCTCACTAGCTTTTTTAGTAATTAATATCAATTTTAATTCATCTCCATTTATATTACTATCCTTATTAGCCAACTTAAGAATATTTTCAATATTTTTAGGACTACCCGTATTAGTTATATGTTGATTATTTTCACTTGTAATAATAGCATATTTTAATTTAGGAATTCGGTTAACACTGTAATCATCTAATAAATTAAAATCTTTAGAAGTTGAATCAACATAACGAGAATATCCAATATATTCTAATGCTAAAGCTATTTGTAAAATGCCGTATTCAATATAATTAGAATAAATAATTGCTATACCTGTTGTATTTTTTATATAATCAATAATTCTAGAAATTTTAGGAGCATATGTAGATATATTAGTTTGATCTAAAACTTTAGTTTTACCAATAGAAGGTTTATATTTAAATTCGGTTTTTGTAAAATGTTGTTTAGGTGAATATGCAATATTCATATACTTAGCACTATGTATAATATTATCAGTATTTTTAATAATTTGCTTATTATTTAATTTAACTTGAATTAATCCATCAGGTGTTATATCTCTCATTGAAGCATCATTGTGTTTTATTCTAATAGGATATACAAAAGGGTTTTGGCTATTAATATACGAAATATACTTTGATGAAAGTTCAGCTAATGCATCAGTTGTTAAACTATTAATTTTATTTTTACCATCATTTATTAATAATAAATTAAGTAGATCTTTAATTTCGCTTGCTTCATTGAACATAGGTGTTCCAGACATTAAAACCAATCTATTATTTTTACCATTTTGAATGGCGGTTTCAACTTTTGCATATATTTTTAGTAATTCTTTTTTAGTAATATCTTCATCTTCATCTTCATCTTCATCACTAGGATTTCGTAAATTATGTGCTTCATCAATAATAATAGTTTTATTTTCAATTTTAGCATCATATTTTACAAATTTGGCATAGGTCATAATATTATACCGTTGTTTTATAAATTGATTTAAATGTAATGTAGAATCAAAATTATTTAATTTATAAATATTTTCGGAACATTGATTAATATTCTTCTTATGAAAATCATATATAGTATTCTTAAAGTTTTGAATTAATGTTTTAGGTAAAATAACAATAATAGGTGTTTCTTCAAAATTATTATGACCGATTAATATAGATTCAGCAATTGAAATAGCTGCGCAAGTTTTACCAGTTCCTACTGTATAAAATAATAATAGATTTTTAAAATTAGTTCTTTTAGACATATATTGTCCTACAAAGTATTGAAAATATGCTTTATTAAAAACATTTTTAGGGCAAGCATCAATCATAGATTTATCTAGATCTTCAACAACTTCATAAGGTTTTTCAGTATGAACTGCAAATTCTTTAATATAATTAATATCACTTTCTTTTTTAACTTTAATTATTTGTTTTTTAGTAATACTTTTATGTTCGCTTGATACAGATGAAAGTGATTTTGGTTTAATTTTATTTTCTTTATATTTATCACATTGCGTTTTTAATTGATTAACAATACTATTTTTAGTTTTAGCATCAAGTTTTAATTTACGTTTTGACTGTGGATCTACTTCTGGTTTTTTAAACCATTCTAAACAATCATCTTTATTAAAAGTTTTTTTCATTTAATTTAAAAGCAGAATAAATTAAAATTCAATATTGTTTAGAAATATTATTATGAATATTTTTAAAAAGTTCAATACGTTCAATATTATGAATATTAATATGATCTAAAACTTCATTATTTTTCATCCATTTAATAGCTCTAATTTCTCTAATTTGTTGCATACATTGTTTATTAAACTTAGGAATAGTATGATCACCAATAAATTGTCCAATATAATATGTATGTTTATACATAATTTTATTAGTTCCAAAAAATATTTCGTGATATGGAAAATTATAATCATCAATTGTAATTGTATCTGGTTTATATTGTGTTTCTTCCGTAAATTCACGTAATGCGCATTCAATATCAGTTTCGTTTTGTTTTTTACGACCTTTTGGAAATCCCCATTCCGGTTCTGCAATGCTTTTTTTATTAGTATTTAAAATGTTTTTTAAAATATTTTTTTGAGATAAAATATCAAAATTAGTTTTAGCATCTATATATTCTTTTGTATTTTTATTATTAGATTGAAACCATATTTTTTCCCAAATAATATCAAAATTATCACAGTTTAATATAGATTGTTCTTCAGTAGTCATAGATTGAATTAATGTATTTATTTTTAAAAAATCCATAGATTTGTAATTACCCTTAATAAACTCCATAAAAGATAAACTATTCTTTCGTTGAATCATTAAATAATGTATTTCATTATTTATTATTGTAAAACAAATTATACCATAACTGCTTATCGGATGAGGACAATCTCTATAAGTATGTCCTACACTATTACAATTTTTACAGATTATTTTAGACATAATATATTATAATTATTTCATTTTATATAGTAAAATGGAACCTAAAAATTGGGGTAAATTTGGATGGGGTTTTATACATAATGTTGCTCTAGGATATCCTGAAGATCTTACATATATGAAAAAAGAACAATATCGTAAGTTTTTTGAAGTAATTGGTGATGTTCTTCCTTGTTTAGATTGTCAAGATCACTATAAAGAAATGATAGCTGATTACCCACCTATAATGACAAATAAAGAAACATTATTTAAATGGACAGTTGATATTCATAATAAAGTTAATGAAAGAATTAATAAAAAACAAATAACATTAGATGAAGCTTATAATATTTGGAAAAATACAAATATTATTGAAAAAAAAGAATTAACACCTGATAATAAATTATATTATCTTTCACTTATATTTTTCTTAATATTATTAGTCTGTGTTTTAATTATTTTATATTTTCATACACCTTGATATTCACAACCTTCAAAACCTTCTATTGAGTAGTTACTGAACTGTTCTTTTTTGCTATTAAACTTCTCTTTATTACCTTTATTACCTTTATTACGGAAAGGTTCAGCAACTAAAGACATACTCGCACCATAACCACCCATACCCTCAACATTCCCGGTCATATCCCCTTGTATATTCTGTTGCATAGTCATATCACTCATACTAGGCATTTCAACTTTAGGTTTAACAGTTTCCGGAACATCTTTAACTAATTCTTTAGCGATTTTATTTGATTCTTCTTCATCTACAACCGGTTTAATTGATTTTGATGTAGCAACATTGTAAGTAAGCATAGATGAAACTGAAGCAAATACAACAATCACGCAAATAATAATGATAATGAAGGCAATTACCCAACCCCACCACCAACATAAACTATTTTCAACAGTTTTACCTGCTACACAAGTAAGATCAAATAGTCCTAATATAATGGAAGGAATACTGAATAAAATAACACTTCCAATTAACATTAATCTTTCACCTAAGGTTAATTCATTTTCGTTAAATAGTATAGATAATATAATCGCAATGACCGCAATTAAAATAGCAATCGCCGCATATTGCGATTGAGGGGTTCCAGTTAACAATTTCGAAATAGTGTTGGTAAAATCCATCGTATGTGTTTTAAATAAATATAAGAAAAAAAGATATAAAAGATAATTAATATATTTTAATTATGGGCATTCCTTTTTATTATTCAGATCTAATTAAGAAATATCCAGATATTATACAAATACCTACAAATATTAATATTTTATTTTTTGACTATAATGGATTAATACATCCAATAGCTCACGAAACAATTTGTAAAGGTAAAAGTGAAGATGAATTCTTTCATTTACTATGGAAAAAAACGTTAAGTTTAGTTGAAATAATAAAACCTGACAAGTATATTATATCAGTTGATGGTGTAGCACCTTTAGCTAAAATTAATCAACAAAGAAAACGTAGATATATTTCAGCTACGAATAAATCTTGGGATACAAATGCTATAACGTGTGGAACACCTTTTATGGATAGTTTAAATAAATATATCAAAGCAAGATGTATTAATATGGATAGTATGTATAATAATGGTGAAGGGGAACATAAAATACTGGACGCTATCCATAATGATCCTAATACAAATAATGTTTATTTAATTCACGGATTAGATGCTGATCTAATATTACTATCATTGATGAGTGATAAAGCTGATAATATTTATTTAATGCGAGAACAAGATAATAAGATAACATATATTAGTATTAAAAAACTTAAAGAATATATAGAATTAGAATGGTGTTATATTTTTAATAAAGATGCTGATATTATTAAATCTTATTGTGTAATGTTATCTATAATGGGTAATGATTTTATACCACATCCTATTAGTCTTAAAATATCAAGTAATGGTATTAATATATTAAAAACTATCTGTAAAAATACGTGTTTAATATCAAAAACAGATCCTATTAATATTAACGTAACAGATTTACAAATAATATTTAAGAATCTTATTTATTACGAAGATAAATTTATGGCAAACGAACCTAAAAATTGGAGAAAAAATTATTATAGAAATGAAGTTTATATCGAAGATATACCGCAAGCCTGTAAATACTATATTGATGGTATTTTTTGGACTTATAATTATTATAATAAAAATATAAATAAAATTGATCATAGCTGGTATTATCCATATTTAGGTTGTCCAAGTATAGCTGATATTGCAAATTATTTAAATACATATGAATATACTCCTAATTATGATAATCATTTTATACAATCAAGAGAACAATTATTAATAGTTATGCCTAAAACAAGTATAAATGTTTTACCGAAATATTTACAAAAGTATATGATAGATCCAATATATGGATTAGAATATATGTTTGTAGCTGATTATAAACTTATTAAATATCTTAAAAAACACGAATGGGAATATGTACCTTACCTACCTTTAATTGATATAGAATATATTCGTTCTATTTTTGATGAGCAAGAATCTTATTAATTAATTCTGGTTTATTTCCTTCTGTAGAAATACCAAAATTACCACATTGTTCTTTTAATTGTTCTACTGACATTTTAGCTAATTTAGTTTTAGTAAATACATTATCATCAACGGAAGGTGTTAATATTTCTGTTATTTCGGAAATAATAGGATCTTCGACTATATCTTTAGGTTGTTCTGAAACAATTTCTATATTAACAGGCTCAACATTTTCGTCAGGTTTATTATCAAATACTTTCATAAACATATCTTCTGCAAATTGATTTGCAGTATTTTCTTTATTTTTATATAACAACTGCGTAGCAAAAGTTGTTTCTAATTTATAAAAAGAACTTTCAAGTTGTGCTATTTTTTTCCATAAATATATAATAGCTACATAAATAATAGCAAAAACTATAATATAAAACACAAGATCCAAACGGTTAAGAATACTACTTAATGATATCATTTATCATCAACATTAGATAATCTATTTTTCATTTTAATCGCACTTTTAATTAATTCATCTGGAAACATCTCACGTCCTAATAATTCTAAAGCTATGCATTGTTTAGATTCTTTTTCTCTAATTCTATATGGAAATTTAAAATTATATTCATCTTGTTGTATAGCTTCCATAGATAAATTAATAAAACTTTCTTTATACGTATAACCTAAATCTATTAAAGAATGATAATGTGTTGTAACTATAAGTTTAGCATTTTTAAAATTATTGTTAATATATTCACATACAGCATAAGCAGTTGATTGTCCTTCAATTGGCGGTGTAGAATGCATAGGTTCATCCATTACGAATAATATATTTTGTTCTTTATTTTTACTTGCTTTATCTAATAAATCATAACAATATTTTACCTCTGTTTCAAAATAAGATCGTGTTCCTACTTCATCAGAAACTCGCATAAATGTTTGAATTATATGGTATGTATTTGTTGTCATTTTATTAGCCATAGCAATACCAATAGTTTGTGCTAATATTATATTTAAAACAATATTCTTAACATAAGTTGTTTTACCACCTGCATTTGGTCCAGTTATTACCAAATGTTTTTTTAAATATGCAGGATTACATACTTGATCTTCATCTAATAATGGTGATCGCATACCAACTATTTTAGTATTAGAATTGTTATCATAATTAACTTTGCACCAATTTTTGTTATGATATAATTTAGCAATTACATTAGCAATATCCATATAATTAATACATTCTAATATTTGTTTCATTCGTATTCTATAATTAGATGTATTGGTCCAAAAACAATATACGTCTGTAAGATCACCATTGATAATAAAAGATTTATCATAATATATATCATTTAATTTCCAATATTCATCCGGTATATTTTCAAATAATTTAGAACATATATTAATAAAAGATTTAACATTAGATATTTTAGTAGAAAGATCATTACGTAAATTATGTAAATAATACGAATAATCAACCATTTGCCATAAACCATATACATATAATGAAAAATAAATTAAAACAGTTATCCATTTTACCAAAGAATATTTAATATTACTATAAGAAGCAGTTATAATAGCTTTTAAAGATTTCCATAATATACTTACATATTTAAATAATGAAAAATCAATTTTTAAAACAGTTTTAATATAATAATATGGTCCTAATATTATACTTATTGGTGATATAAATTGCATCAAAGGAACAGAATAAACCTTATATAAATGAAATAATTCTATTGTAGGATATGTCAAATTAATAGGAAAATTATACCAACTGTTAGGAAATAAAGCACCTAAAAACTCATTATCAGAATTAATTTTCTTATAATCTAAACTAACAATATAATTAACATCTTCTTCTAAATTTTTTAAATGATTTAATTGAATAGTTATATCCGGTATATTAATTACATTTTGTCTTTTACGTAATTCTTCAATATCATATATAGGTTTGCGTATTATATCAACCATCAATTGTTTAGAATTATCTAAAACAGTATATTCTTTCATAAAATCATCAATCAATGTATCATTATAAACATCTTCACTAACAGATGTAGTCATTCTATATAAACGTTTGATAAATATTATACTAATATATACACATTATGAATGTTGTAGTTATTTTTATTAAAAATACAATTTATAAATTAAATAAACAACCTTTTGAAATTGATTCTGATGCTTATGAAAGACTTTGGTGGATTATTAATAATAATAAAGATTTAAATAATCGAAAAGATATAAGTGATTCCATAAAGGTAATTAATATTAAAAAAGGAATGTCTTATTATAATAAATGATTATAGAATCCAATCAACTTAAATTAGAATATATTATTATTATATTTCTTCTTATAATTGCAATTGTATTATTATTTTATAAAAGTATTGAACCTGAAAAAACAATAAATGAAGTTACAAAACCTAAATCCATTTTAAAAAAACCTAAAGATCTTCCTACAGTTAATAATTCTAATGTAAAGTTTTATGATGTAAGAATGTCGCAAATATCAAATGATATTAATATTACTAAAAATCAAGAACCTACTATAGAATTGTTATCACAATATCAACCAGCTAGAGAAGATATACCAACCGATAACATTTTTTGTAATGGTAAAATACAAAATAAACCATTACGCTTTAACATATAAAGATTATAATATATATTAGCATTATAGTAATGCATTTAGGTATTATATCATTTTGTGATAGAGTAGCATATAATATTAAATCAAATGATATTAAAACCGATATATTAGAAGAAATTGATAAAAAATATAATGTTAAAATAATACAGAAACATTTTTTTAGATTAAGTGATGAAAGTGTAAGTCATATTACAGCTACACCTCACGTAGTATCTATTAGAACAAATGGTAATCCATATTTTTTATATATGACTAAATATGATGATAAAGAAATAATTTATTTTATTGATAAAAAAATACATCCTACATATCAATTACCAAGAATCATCATAGTAAAAGGATTATTTGATCCTAATCTATTTAATGGAACTTTAATAGATGGTGAAATGGTATGTTGTTATAATAAAAAATGGATTTTTTTAATTTCAGATATTATAGCTTATAAAGGAGAACATTTAACAAAGTTTCAATTACCCGAACGACTTACAATGTTAAATAATATGTTAGATAATGAATATACCGAAGATTATCCTATGGATATTTGTAAATATCGTATAAAACCTTACTATAATTTATGTGTGGATACACTTAATAAAATATCAAGTTTTGAATTTCCATTTTCGGTTAGAGGTATATATTTTTGGGCTTACAATTTGAAATATAAACCTAAACTTATGAATATTGATGATGATATTATTCAATCAGTATCAATAAAAACAAAAGATAATATTGAATTTACTTTAAAATCAGATAATATAAAATCAGTTAGTAAAACCGATCTACCTGATATTTATAAAGTTAAAGAAGATAATAAATACTTATCTATACAAACTATTAAACAAAGTCATATGCTTCGTGATGCTTTTAAAGACACAAACTTAAACTTTACTAAATGTATCAGGTGTTCATATTTTAAAGAATTTGATAAATGGATACCTCTCAGCATTTGCTAATACAATTTTCAATATTTTTTATATTACTATCAATATCACAATTTGATGAGTATTTAAAACTTATATATATTGATGTATCTTTAATACATAATGATACACGATTATTAATTTTATATTCTTCTATAGAATAAGATTCTTTATAAGATATCTTATTAATACAAGGAAATATATATATCGGTTGTTTTGAATCATTATACATTAATACTGTATAATTATCAGTTTCATCCATATCAATTAAAGAATGTTTAAATAAACATTGATTATCATTTGATAGTTCAAATGTATATTCTAAATTGTTATACCAATAACTTGTAAAATCACGTTTAAGAAATTTAAACGATTTACGTATGGTATTAATATCTTTTGGATTCTTTAAAATAATATAAATTATATTTATATTTTCATTTAGTTTATTTTTAAACATTATATATACTATGACAATATAGTGTTTATATAAAAATAATTTTAGCAATTTTAAGCTGTCGCAGGTGTTGCTTGTTTAAAAGGCTTAATATGGGGATTGAGAAGTCTTTGCATATGGAAGAAAGTAACTTCATCACCATCCTTCACACGAAGAAGCTTCTTCAATGGTGCATCCGGACGAATAATACGTCCATTTACAGGATCTTTCAAATTATTCTTGCTAACATATGTATTAATGTTCTTAGTCACCTCAGTGCGACTCATCAATGTTCCGTGTGCAATCTCTAGGAAATCACACATTTCAGTTGAAATATCAGTTGGTTTAGCAAAACCACTAGGACTCAAACGAGCTTTTTCTTTACGATCACGTTCCTTCTTAAGAATCTTCTCCTTCTTATCATTTTCCTTAATAACAAGCTTTACTAGGGTTTTCATTGACTTAAACTCCTTATCCATATTTGCAATAGCTTCAATCAATTCAGCTAATTTTGAATTTTCATACGGAACTACTTCAATTTTTTTGCTTTTTACTTTAACATCTTTAACATCTTTAACATCTTTAGTCTCTTTAGTCTCTTTAGCTACTTTAGTATCTTTAGCTACTTTAGTATCTTTGACATCCTTGGATTTAGCACTTTTTTCACTCTTATCTACCTTTTTAACAGCCATTGTTTTTAATCAATATTATTGTTTTTGTCTTTATATACTTTTACTTATCATTACACAGTGCGTTAAGAGTATTTAAAAAACTTTCATATTCTTCATTACTTATATCTTTTAACTTGCTATTACTTGGATTGTATAAAAACATTTTGATTAATAAATCTCCTCCATTTAATCCTCTGTTTTTAATTTTTAAAGTTTTCTTTGACATTCTTTTGACTTTAAAACTTACATCATTACCATCAATATGAACAAAAGAATGATTAAATCCTTTATAATAATCATAATGCGATATTTTCATTTGATATATTAAATCTACATTACCATTTTGATGAATAATACTTTCATATACATCATCATCTTCAAATTTAAAATCAATTTCAGCTGTCGAACTTAATCCATTAAAACTTCGTGTTATAAATTGTTTAGGAAATTTAGAACAATCTATAATTGCTTTTGTTGGCATTCCACATAAATTAAATTGTTTTTCTAATTTTCTTTTGTAAATAAGATCATAATACGTTATCTTTACAGATGTTTTAAATATACTTTGAAATGATTGCGATTGAAATAACTTATTTGCCATTCCGCTAAACATCTTCATACCATCAGAACCACCAAACATACTTGCCATTCCTTCACTACCACCAAACATACTTGCCATACCTTCAGAACCACCAAACATACTTGCCATACCCTCACTACCACCAAACATATCATCAAATATGTCTGAAAAATTATTATCTATCAACCTTTTATACGCCTCTGAAGCTTCTTTAAATTGCAATTCTTTTTCATTTCTTTCATTTTCATCTAAATCAACTAATTTATCTGGATGCGTTTTTAATGCTATTGATTTATACGCTTTTTTTATATCCGCCTCTGTTGCTTTTTCATTTAAACCTAAGATATCCAAACATTGTTGCTTATCCATTTAAAGATTTAAATCTATAAAATGTTTATATGAATATATTATATTATGGTTCTAATAACACTATTAATGATAAAATAATTGATAACACTCTCCATAATCAAACAAGAACGCATAAAAATATTAGATATCTTGAAAATAGTCAATACCTAACTTTTTCTGTTATTAATATACATATTTTACACTTTATTAAATCATTAATACAAACTACTACAATCAATAATAAATTACGTAAAATTATTTTATTAAATATTGAACAATGTGATAAAGAATGTATGACTATTTTACGCATTATACTTGAAAAATACAATAATACTACACAGTTTATTGCTACCACTATTCACCGATCTAAAATTGATAAACCAATTTTAAGCAGATTTATATTAGTGCGATTATCAGTTGAGAATATTAAAATTGATGTTATACCAATTAAAAATATTACCACTAAACCAACACTAACAGATATAAAAAAAATAGTTAAAAAATGCCGTAAATATTCTATTTCTGATATTAGTATAGAGTTATTAAATATAACCCCTTATAAATCTCAATTTATAGAAAACTCAAGTAATATAGAATATCAATATTGCTTTCACAATAATAAAGATCTTGCTATTGAAACATTAATCTTAGTATGCTTTTATCCTCCAAAATATGATATAAAAAAATCAAAATAATTAATTGTTAAATGTATAGTAAATGTAATGAATGTAATGAATGTAATAAAACCAAACTAATAATTAATAATATTAATAAACTTGTAAAATATATTGATAAATACGGCAATAATAATGAAAAATATACATTAAAATCAAATCTTAATATTATGAATAATAATTTAGAAAATGTTTATAATAATATATTAATTTCTAAATTATACAAAAATATGCTACTTTATGTAGTTTGTATTTTTTTAATGAAATCCATAATACTATAGCTACCTTCTAAAATTGCTAGATCCTTTTTAACTGTCATATCACTTAAATTAATATGTATCCATTTGTTATAATATTTTTTTGGTATAAAGTTTAATAAAAATAAACATACTATTATTCTATCAGCACATCCAAATTCTGCATTTTTTATATCTGCTCTAGTTGATTTTGTATATTTTATATATTCTTTTCCTATACGTAATTCTTGTATCTCTTCTCCGTAAGATTTTGCACTTCTAATTAATTGTTTTTTCATATTCTGTGCTAAACTAAAATAAGCATAAGATGTCTTACATTGATCTATACCAGTTAAAGTTCCCATATCAATAATACGTTTAGGTTTATATTTATCTATACAATATGATAAACCATCTGCTAATATTAATCTTCCTTCAGCATCTGTATTTGTTATTTCAACTTTTATACCTGAATAAGATGTTATAATATCACCTGGTTTTGTTGCCATATGAGAAATATCATTTTGCACTAATGGAACGCACACTGTTATATTTTTTTTAGTTTTATTTAAAGCAAGTTCATACAATAAATATAATGCCATTGTCCCACCCGTTTTATCCAAATGCATATTATTCATCGCATATTTAGGTTTTAATGTATATCCTCCAGCATCAAATGTAACTCCTTTACCAACTATCACCAAATCTGTATTTTTACTACTTTTATTACCATTATATTCTACAATTAACATATGTGCAGTTATATGATCTACAGATACAATCAGATTTAATCCTTCTTCTCTTAATTGTTTTGTATCTTTAATTATTACATTCGTATTCTTAATTGATTTAAATAATTTATCAATATGCTGACAAAAAGAACTAGGTGTTATAATATTTGCAGGTTGATTTAATAATGTTCTAAATAAATTTAAACTTGTATCTGTTTTATTAAACTTGTATTTTTGTTGTTCTAAACGCATCTTAACTGCTTTATGATATTTTTTTGGATATTTATTTATATTAACTTTTTGTCCTATATCCCATAGATCCAAATGATTTATCATTTAATTTTAAATAATAAAATTAAATATAAGGTCTATTTTGCTTAAAAATATACTTTATATGACAAAAAGGTATTTCTAATAAATAATTAATACATATATTAATCATTTTATTATCAGAATTACTACTATTTTCTATTGTATCTACTATATCATTCAATAGATTATTAGGAACATTTAAGTCACTATATCTAACATATTTCATATCACTATTAATAACACTGTAATATACTATCAATATATCGTATAATATTACATATTTATCAATTGCATTAATATTTCTTAGAATATTAATATACTTCTTGATCTTATAACGATACTTGATCTGTGCTAAAAGATCTTTAGGAACAGTATAAATAACCTTAGTATAAATATATTCTACAAGATCATCAGGCAACTTAGATTCAAAATCTATTAATAGAGTTGTTGACATTTTGTAATATACTATTAAATTGTTATCATTTTTATAAATAAATATGGAACTTATTGATCTTTTTTTCAACAAATTTTATAAAGATTTTCAAGAATATACTTACAAAAATAAAGTTTTAGTAGCGGCGTCTGGTTTTACTATTGGTATTGCTACTACTGATTTACTTAAATCAATTATAACCGATATTATAAATCCTAATATTATTAAATTAATTTCATCATTAAGTCTTATATCACCTTTAGCTATTAAATATCCATTTGTATTTAATATTGTTAAAGGATTTAGTAATTTTATTTGGTTATTTATTATTTGGTTAATAACTATTTTTGTTTCATTCTTTGTAATTGAATATATACTTAATAGAAAGGTTATTGGTTTAACTAGTAATGTTCAAGATGATGAAAAAAAACAATTTATTAAAGAAAAAATAATATCAAAAGAACACAATAATATATTACCAAATGAAAAAGATAAAATTGAAATTGAAAATGATAAAGAATTAGAAAATCTCACCCAATAAAATTATTTATATAATTTATAAATATACTTGTATTATTAGTTTCAATATTATTATGACCCGCTTTAACTATTAATGGTTTATAATAATTATCAGGACAATATATTTTTATTATTTTTATTAATTCATATGTATGTCTTATATTTATTAATTTATCTACTGTTCCGTGTATTATTGCTATTTTATTTTTAGCATCTTTTATTCTATAATTATTTGGAAAACATAAATTATCTAAAAATGGTATATCATAATATATTTGTATTCCTGATAACATTGGAGATATTAAGATCAATCCATTATTTGTATAATTTGATAAATATGTAGCTGGAACAGTTCCTAAAGATTTACCCATTATAAATAAATTATTAGGATTAATATTCAATTTCTCTATTGTAAAATAATACACAGTATCTGCTGATTTTAATAAATTATATTCGTTTAATGTTCCTTTATACGATAATCCATAACCTATATAATCATACAATATAATACTACAATTCGTAAAATTAGACAACCAATAACAATAACTTTTACATATACCTATATCATCCGCATTATTATGATTAAATAATATTACTTTATTACTTTCTTTTTTAATTATCTTAATAGCTACGTTATCATACAAATAATCAATATCTTTAATAGTATATGTTGGTTTTAATGGTGGATTAAATGCTAATGTAGATACTAAATAATTAAATATAATATATAATATAATTATTATTATTAATGTATATAATATCATTGTTTTTCTAATAATTCTATTCTACTAATAAGAGATTTTATTAATTCTTCTTGTTCTACTAACTTTTTATTTAATTCTTTTATCGAAGCAACGCAAATAGACTGTAAATGTTTTTCCGAAATAATTTTAAAATCATTAACCTTTTCACCATATACAAATATAGTTTCATTATATGTATCTATAATTTTATCTATTTTAAAATTATTATTATCAATAACTTCTGTTATTAAAACTTCATATTCTTCGTTTTTACTATTAAAAATTTTAAGTTTTTTATTAATATCTAAATTACTATTTTCAATTGTTATTATCGAATCTTTATATTTTACATAACTCATAATGTTTGGTATATAACTTTCTTGTATTTTTACAATTTCTGGTAAAACTTTTTCAACATCTTGTGCTATAAAACCAAAACTAATAGATGTTCCGTTTGCTATTTTATCAATATAATTATAGGTTATTGGTTTTAATTGCATTAATTTATTTAATGCTACTTGTTGATCTATATTTTTTATATTTTCTTTGATTCTTTTATCTGATGAAAAATATATATTTCTCCTAATCCACATTGATTCTTCACATCTAAAACAAATTTCGCTACTAGAAGTATATATAGTACCATTCCTCGATGAAACTGTTAATATTTTATTACCACTTGTTGATACTAATTTAGAATAATTAGTATAAGGTATTACTGTATTTCCTGTTTCTGTATATCCTTCTCCTGCATTACGAAAATATTCTGCACCGTGTCCCCTAGCCCACAATAAACTTGTTACTTCCATAATTTTTGAATTAAATGTGCCTTCTTCAAATCCTTGTTTACTATGATCCTCACTTCTACAAGTCCAATATATATGTGGTTCGTCAGTTTCACTATTAACAGTTCCTACAGAACAAATAACTCTTCCTTTACCAATTATTTCTGTCATATCATTAGTAGGGTTAGAATAAAGTGTTTTTCTAAATCTCAGTACTACATTATTATTAACATTATTTCTAACAATACTTGGAAAAGTAATACTATTACCAATTCCAGATATTAAATCATTAACCTCTGTTTTAGTATATAATTCATTTTGCGTATATAATTCAGTTTGGGTATATAATTGATCCTTTGTATATAATTGATCTTGTGTATAGTAATTATCAAACTTTGTATTTAATTCAAGATTTTTTTTAGGTAATATTGATAAGTAACCTGAAGTAATCTTAGTATGTTTAATTACATACAGTTCATTAGATGCTGTAAGTTTTTCATATATGGATTCTGCATCTAATAATGCTTGATCAGAATCATAATCAAAATTATCATAATACTGACCTCTAAACCTACTAAATTCATTTGTTAGTCTCACATTTCCTGACGAAAGTAATTCATAAGCTTTTTTAAAAGCACCTCCATATATATATATATCATTTTGATAAGCAATACCTGCTTGATATCTTCTTTCTGTCAGTATGCTTGACATATCTGATGATATACTGATTGCGATAATATTATCTATATTTTTCGAAGTTAATACATCTTGTAAAGTAGTAAGTTCTATTTTATAAAAATTATGTAATATTTCACCAGAATAATTAATACCGCCAAATAAATATATAGAGTTATCTATGTAAAAAATATCATAAAATCTACGTCCTTCAATATTTTGAATATAAGCTGATATTACTTCAAAATTACCATAATATTGAGGATCAACAATCTGTGCATCAAAAATACCATTTATAATAACTTTATATATAAACATTTTTTTATCTGGATTTTCCACTCTTATATCATCATATAATATATACAATTCATTTTCACTTGTTGCTATCATTTTGTTGCCATAATTATTATAGGGTCTTCCAAAAGGGTCAGTTAATTTTAAATCAACACTATAATCTAATGTTGGTGTTAAATTAATTTTTTCTAATATATCTCCATTATTTTTATTTATAACTATTTTATATAGATTACCTGTAGTTCCTTCTTCAGTTAAACCAAAACCTGGATATTCATCAATATTACTACCACCATATGTTGTTAGTCCTCCGTGTATAAATATAATATTATCGTAAATAGCCATTGAATGATATGCACGTGGAATACCTGTTAAATTAGAATCAACTAAAATAACATTAATATTGCTATTAGAATCAACAATAAAATTATTATCTTCATTTAAAGTTATTTTCCATAATCTATCATTAAATTGATTATTTTCATTTATACCACCATATATATATATATATTTATCAAAAATACCAATTGTATGACCTTTTATTTTTAAATCATCTGCTGTATATGATTCTTGATTAACAACAGGAATATATTTTTTTATTATAGTTAATTGTGAATCAACAATTTCTAATTCTAATATTTTATTTGTAATTTCATAATGGTTAGTTGCAATATTAAAGTACTCACCTGAATAATAAAACAAATTACTATGTCCTCCCTGTATTACTAATTTATTTTTATTAAGACATATAGCGTGTTTTGTCAATTTACTACCTTCATTGTCAGTTTCAAATTGAAACTGTGGATCATATTCTCTTGGAATCGTAAATTCAAGAAGTTCTTCATATTTTAATTCACCATTTGGATCTATAAAACTAATTCCATAATTAATATTTGCATTATTAATTATTTGTTGCACTTCTTCCTCATCTACATAATTACATAATCCTAGAGTAGTATATAATTGTGTATCATCTACATAATTACATAATCCTAGAGTAGTATATAATTGTGTATCATCAACA